AGGACTGGTAAACTTGCCACCGTCCATCGAAGCAGAGCGAAAGAAGCTGAACGAAGTAATGGCAGCAGTCGACCGGGAACGCATGAACCCGAAGCCAGAGCCACTCATCCCACCACCAGTCAAGGTGTCGCCATTCACGCACCAGGTGCGAGGATATAATATGGCACTCATGACATTCGGACTGGTAGACCCACCGAAACCAAAGGAGGCGGAGAAGTGATACATATCAAGGAAACAGAAATCATCCCATTCCTTAAGACTGCACAGACAGGATATACGAAGATGATCAGCGAGGGGGATCTCGAAATGGAAGTCGAACTGGCGGAAAAGGTCGAGGAAGCACTCACGCAGGCGATGGACATCATATATGACTACCAGAGCATGGCAGATGAGCATAAGCGGATGGTCGAAAAATACGAGACAGAAGCACCAGTAATAAAGAGAGGTATGGACTTTTACTGTTGCCCTGCCTGCGGAAAGAGAACCTCCCGAAATCATACGCACTGCCACTGGTGCGGAAAGAAACTAGGGTGGTAAAGATGACAGATCGAGAAAAGAAAGAATTAATAGAAGCCGAGGAAACGATACTGCAGTTGTTCTTCGATGCGTATGAAAGAGCAATGAAGTACACAAAAGGCAATATCAACCTTTCACTCCGCATGGCAGCAATGCTCGTGTCAGCGATGGTTCACGACCAGACGGAAAGTAAGTCCTTTCAATTTTTGTGGCAAATGGGGAGGGATAACAAATGACGCAGGAAATAACAATGGGGTCTTTGTTCTCCGGGAGCGGTGGCTTTGAACTGGCAGGATCGATATTCGGAATCAGACCAATATGGGCAAGCGAGATAGAGCCATTCCCGATACTGGTAACCACAAAGAACTTCCCGGAAATGAAACACCTCGGAGACATCAATAAATTAAACGGCGCAGACTTAGAGCCAGTGACCATCATCGCAGGCGGCTCTCCATGCCAGGACATGAGCATAGCCGGAAAGCGTGAGGGCCTGGACGGTTCACGAAGCAATCTGTTCCGTGAGCAGATACGGATCATAAAGGAGATGAGAGAAAGTGACAGAGCAGCAGGCAGAACAGGAAAACAGATCAGACCAAGATACATGGTCTGGGAGAACGTGCCCGGAGCATATTCGAGCAACAAAGGAGAGGACTTCCGATGTGTCCTCGAAGAAATCTGCCAAATCTCAGAAGGAAATGTTTCAATTCCTAGACCTCCGAAAAACAAGTGGGGGGGGGCAAGGCGCAATCATGGGCGATGGGTATTCAGTCGCTTGGCGAACACTTGACGCTCAATATTGGGGAGTGCCCCAAAGAAGAAAGCGTATCTACCTTGTCGCAGATTTTGGAGGAGACACCGCACCGGAAATACTATTTGTCCGTGAAGGCTTGTCTGGGAATTTTGCGGAGAGCCGAGAAGCGTGGCAAAGAACTGCCGGAGATATTAAGACAGGCACTCATAAGACAGGCGCAGCTGATGTCGAGTGCTATGACATCAGCGACAGGCGCAGAGTAGCAGACAGAAGCGAGGTATCGCCCACGCTCACAACGAAGATGGGGACCGGCGGTAACAATGTACCCATCGTATTAGAAAACCACCCACAGGACAGCAGAGTGACGATAGCAGAGGACGGTAACGTACCAACGCTGACCAGTCGCATGGGCACTGGGGGGGCAATGTGCCACTCATCCTCAGCCAATCACATTGCAGATCAGAAGCGGATGCGAGGGAGGAGGTAAGGGAGCATTGATGCAGACAGATAAGAGTGCAACGCTCAGTACACACAATACGCAGACCTTATTCGATCCAATCCCGATAGCAGACAAGGCGACCCGATACAAGGGCGGCGGAGATACCAGAAACAATGACGGCTCTGCCAATGGACTCGGCATCGGAGAACCGGGAGCACCTGCGAACACGCTCACGGCCGCAGACAGA